TTTTCTGTGTATCCTAGAGAACCAAAATCTGCATCGTTAATCTGTGTTCCTTGTAAAATCCATTTTTGTACCACAACACCAGTTGGATCTAACATTTCTAATTCTACATCTTTTTTGTATCCTGCAGCGTATCCTTGTCGCCCAGTAACTGATTCAGAATGTAATCTAACCCACTCCATAAGTGCTTGTGTCGCTGAAGGACCAATTGGATCTCTGAAAGATACTGTTATAGGATCCCATTTAAATTTACCGATAACATATGTTTCAGTATTTAAAAACGGTATTGATACCTCTTCACTTGAATATTTTGGTCGTGATCCCGTTGCAACCCACCATTCTTGTATTCCCAAGTCATCTGGAAATCTGAAGATAAACCTATTTTTCCTTAATGGTTCGTAAGGAACCGGCATCCGCATTAATAAATCTGCCATTTTCTAATTTTTTTTATATTTATTATTGTATATGATATTATTTTTCATTACCTTTATTAATAAATATCTAAAAACCAAAAAAAGTGGATTATAAAAAGTTTTTTTTAGAAAATAATAAAGCTGGATTAAAGACCAGAGAATCTTATATTGAAAATAATTATAATGAAATCTATACCTCAATTAACCTTTATTGTGATAATATAAACTTAAAAGGGGGTATTCCGTTTAAAGAAAAAATATATATATTCGTAAATAATTTAACTGAGGTTCCCATATGTAAAAATTGTGGTAAAAAATTAAAGTTTAAGAAAAGTTTAAGAGAGGGGTATGGTAGTTATTGTTCGGTGTCGTGCACAAATAAACATGATGGTCACATTTTAAAATCAAAACTTAAATGGAAACAAAAAGAAAAAGATATTAAGGAAAAAATGTGCAATACTAACCTTAAAAAATATGGTGTCACTAATATATTTAAAGATAATGAATATATCCAACTCAAAACCAAAGAGAAATTAGGGGTAACCAACCCAAACAAATTAAATAGTGTTGTAGAAAAAAGAAAAAAAACTAACCTTAAAAAATATGGGGTAACTAATACATTACTTTTAAATGGTTCTCGAAAAACCAATCACATTTCAAAACTAACAAATTTTAACGAAAAATATGGGGGGTTAAATGTGATTGATGATTCTGGTAACTATGTTAAACTAAAATGTAATAACTGCAATAATGAATATGACATAGATAGAAGTTTATTATTTTATAGATTTAAAAATAAAATAAACCCTTGTACGTTATGTAACACCGTAAGTGAGTTAAAATCCATAAAAGAAAAAGAACTAACAGATTTTTTATTATCTTTGGGGTTAAACCTTATTAAGGGTGATAGGGATATTCTTAATGGTAAAGAGATTGATATATTAATACCTGATTTTAATATTGGTATAGAATTTAATGGTTTGTATTGGCATTGTGAAAAATATGTGGATAAAGATTACCATTTAAATAAAACTAATATGTGTGAATCTAAAGGGATACAACTGATACATATTTTTGAGGATGAATGGGTGAATAATAAGGAAATTATTAAAAGTAGATTAAAAAACTTATTTAAATTAACTGATAATAAAGTATATGGTAGAAAATGTGTAATAAAAGAAGTTAATACTAAAGATAAAACAAAGTTCTTAAATGATAACCATATTCAAGGTACAATAGGTAGTAAAGTTAATTTAGGTTTATACTATAATGATGAATTAGTATCGATAATGACATTTGGTAAAGGTAGGGTTGTTATGAATGGTGTTAAAAACGAATGGGAGTTATTAAGGTTCTGTAATAAAATTAATCATTCTGTTACCGGAGGAGCTAGTAAACTATTTAAACACTTTATTAAAAAGTATAACCCAAATAATGTTATAAGTTATGCAGATAGAAGATGGTCACAAGGTAATTTATATCCCCAGATAGGGTTTAATAAAACCCATACCTCATCCCCCAACTATTTTTATATTATTAATACTGAAAGGGTGCATAGATTCAAATACCGTAAAAATTTATTAATAAAAGATGGATTTGATAAAAATAAAACTGAAAGGGAAATTATGTATGATAGAAAAATTTATCGTATATATGATTGTGGTAATCTAGTATATTCTTATAAAAAAATTACTTTTTGATAATAATTCTCTTTTTCTTTGTTTTATTTGGGTCAGATGTGTCATAAACCAGAAATGTAATGTCAGGATAAAGTTTTTTTAATGTCGATTCAATGAATTCCTCCACATATTCAACATTATCAATGTCATCATCACTATAACCTATACTAACGCCTGTAAATTCTGGGTCATCTTTAATTTTCCCTACCACACCGATAACTCTATCTACAAAGCTTCTTAATGCAACCGTTTTCGCCATTTCTGGTTCTGTTGCGGATGATTCGATACCAAACTCTTTCATAAAATCATCCGAAGTAACTGGGTAATAATCCTGAAGGGATAAATATTGTTCAACTGTTGTATTACCTAAGTTATTTTCCATTGTTTCCTTTTCTTCATCACTTAAAGAAGTGGAAATTATTAGTTTAATTGAATCTTTTATTGATGCAGGTGGATTACCTCTGGCGGTTATAATGGAAAAATCGTATGTATTTATTAATGCTTCTTTAAATTTATTAAAACTAGGTCCGAATGCATTCTTACTTAAAGCTTCTTTTGTATCAGCAATAAAAGATTCATAACTTCTAAAATCTTTAAATGTTTCAGCAATACTATTACCCCTATATCTAATATTTTTACCGATATCACCTCTAATTTGTGCAAATTCTTCAGTAGATACCGACACAGGTACCCATCCTTTACCTGCTCTCTTATCTAAATACACCTTTGTGGGCATAAATAATATATTATCATCCCAATCAAAAGAATAAGCTCTTTTTTGAAATTCCATCATTAATTTATGTTGTTCTTCGGTAAGTTTAACTTTCATATTTTATAAATATTATTAGAAATAAAAAAACCCACATATAGTGGGTTTTAATTATAGTGTTTTAATAATATTAATTATTAAATATCATCGAAACTAGCACCAGTGTTAGTGATGTTAAATTCAATACTTATATATTCTAATGATCTTGTTGGTTTAATAAATATTCTACCATTCAATTCATTTCTATCAATTGATTCTGGTGTATCATCCAACACAACTCTAAAATCAATTAACCCTCTTTCTTTTCTGATATTATCTAAAATAGGGTTAACCATACTTAAAAATTGATTTCTTACAACTTCATCATTTTGTTCGAATAATAATCTGATTGAAACCGCTGAAATAAGTTTTCTAGCTTGTAGTAACAATCTTCTAACATTAATTCTGTTAAGTGCAGTATCCGCAGATTGTAAGGTTTTATTACCCCATATTACAACTCCCACATCTGAGAATGTTGCCATTGGATTAATTCTTCCTTCATATAAAGTATCTCTATTATCTAAAGTAAGTTTAACTCTCGCTTTAATTGCGTTTGTTGTACCTCTATTTAAACCTGCTGCTGCAAACCAAGGAAATGCGACATTATCTGTTAATGCAATATTTCTAACAACCTCTAATGTTGGCGGTAACCACACATATTGATTATTTTCCGTATCATTCATTTGTAACCATGGCCAGTATGTAGCGGAGTAGTTTGAATCTATTCCAGAATCATCTACTATTGCCACCGCTTCTGATTGACTTAATGCAACTCCATCATCATCAGTATCAGGAGTTGTTATAATGTATAATGAATCTGCTCTATCCGTTTCAATCACATCTACCCCATTTTCAATTAACCCTGGTTGATCCCTTAAATCTAACCCTGGAGATGCAAATACATTAATATTTACAGATTCTGGGTTGTTATATGTATATAACCCCTCTAAGAATGTATAATAATCTGAAGTTATTCCTTCATCACCTTCACTTGTGGTGTATGGTGTAAACGTTCCAGATAATAACCCATCAGCACCTTTACTACCTGTTTTGGTATAGTTGTCATTGTTTGTCCTTTGTGTTCGATACACATCCCATCCATCATATCCACCATAAGGTGCAAATGTGAATTTCCTAGATGATAATCTTTCATATGGACCACCTAGTAAACTAGCATCTGTTGTAAACGCTGATATACCAACTTGTAATATTGGAAAATAACTATTGTTACCATCTGATATTTCAGCTCCTAATGAATTTACATCTAAATGGAATCCGTCAGTTTTACCAGTCCAAAGACCACTATTAACATTATTAATTCCCTTATAATCAAAGAAGTCTTGATCAACACCTATTTGTGTATTTAAACCTAAATAAGTTTTTCTTAATTGTGACGAATTTAATTCACCATATACTGTTTTGTATTCAATTTGTGGTGGTAATGATGTTCTAGTTCCAATGTATTCCCTATTTAAAGATCCTTCAAACCCTGCAGGTATACTATTAATTGGGTAATTATCTGCCATCTCTACCATTATATATTTACTTTTTAATGGATATTCACCATCTGAAGTTCCAATTTTTCTACCTATAAACCCTGTGTTAGCTGGATCCATACTAATTCTAGAATATTTTTCTACAATTGACATATTAGAATCGTTATCATTAAATTTCCTTATTGCTAAATCAAAAGTTTTATCATCTGGTTTAATATTAATAATTGAAAATTTAACATCTTCATTTGCTGCATCTCCATCAGATATTGTTATAAATCTAAATAATCTCTGTAGTTTATTACCACGTAATTCTGATAACACATAAGGAGATGATGCTGATTTCCATTGTTCTTGGTAATCATCTAAGTTATTCGATGATCCTTCTCCTATACCATTAAACGTTATATCTAAACCTTTAACCTTACCAGCAGCGTATAAATCATCTAATACATTGTGATAGATTTCTTCCACAAATAACTCTGTTTCTTTATCTTGTGACTTACTACCAAATACACCTGGAAGATAATTTTTCTTCGATTTATCCATAGATACTGAGTAACTAAATGTTGCCCCATCACTTGCGGTACCTGTAATACTAAACGATGCAAATGGGTCTGAAACAATGTCAGTAGTATTTGTCATCTCAGTATCGGTTACACCGCTAACTTCAAAGTCTAATATTTGATCACCACCATAGGCAGCTCTAGATCTAAGTGTTGCAATTACACTACCATCGATATCACTATAACAACTAGCGTTATATGTTGTAACAGTACCTGAAGTGGTACCCGTTACAAATGATCCAGAAGTTCCTGTTGTGGTTACTTCCATTTCAAAAGTTGCCCCACTAAAAGTGCAATTTGTTTCATCCTTTATATATGAAGGGGTAGTAGTTGATATTGTATCACCCGTATCTGATAAACCAATAGAGGTAAATGATGACGTTATTTCTCCTGCGTCATATAATGCTTGTAAATTAGCATCCCCAAATGTCATAGTAAGTGGTGTACCTGCAGTTGTTGCGGAATATGTTAAAAGTGGGTCTATCGGTGCGGATGGTGAACCACTAGTCTCTGTTGATGGGTCGTATGCCGCATCCAATGTTATACTCCAAGCATTTCCTGCTTTATATCCTGATACTCCCAATACTCTACTTACATATAGTTGATTGGTTTGTGTTAAAAACGATTTTGCGATGTAATTTAGTTCATATTTATGAAATCCAGTACCTTTAAATTTCTCCGGATTCAAAGATCCAAAGTAACTTATAAATTCATCATAATTTGAGATGAAAACCGGTTCAAAAGCGGGACCTTTAGGTGTCTCCCCCAATAACCCCAATGATGTTACCCCCACTTGTCTAGTTACGAATGTTAAGTCCTTCTCTGATGTGAATACACCTGGACTTACAAATATTCTATCTGTTGATGCCATTTAATTTTATTTTTTATATTATATTATGTAATTCTTTTATTTATAAATATGCTAGTTTTTTAGAAAAATTTCTTTTTGTGGTAATACTACAAAATAAGTATGACTTTTTTCATACTTTTGTCATACTTACTATTTATTATTCTAAAATTTAGGGTATAATACACATATATAACGTACAATAATATGTTATTATTAACACAAATAAATCAAATTTACCCCTATAAAATCAAATTTACCCCTATAAAATCAAATTTACCCCATTAAAAAGAAAATAAATGAAAAGGACTAAAAATCTAAAGATTACACCATCAACACATACTATATTAAAAAAATATTGTGAAGAAAACGGATTTAAAATGTTTGCCTTTGTAGAAAGAATTATAAAGGAGAAATGTGATCCTAAAAAGGATATTTATGGTGAACATTAAGATATTGTTCCATCATAAAAAAGTTTAGGTTTCTTTTTACCGGATAATGTATATGTTTTATAAAATCTTTTTTGTGCTGATATATACCCCTCTTCCCACCATGACGCCATATTTTCTTTATTAAATATTAATGAGTTATTTGTAAGTTTTCTTGGTGTATAATAAAAATTTAATTTAACATCTTCATCTTTAGCTTTTAATTTTCCTATCTGAATATCTGACCTACCTATTTCCAACATCATTAAATCTATTGTTCTGAATATATAATGAAAAGCATTTCTAATTAATTCTGGGGGTAACTCGGACTCTTCTTTCCTAAGAATAATAACATCTATTTCCTTAGCACCCCTATTTATCGCTTCTTGTATTGCAGCATGTTCTAATATTGCACCATCAGCATATTCATAACCATCCTTTTCAACAACCTCCATAAATGGTGGTACAGTTGCAGAAGCCAATGTCCAGTCACAAAAATCTTTATACCCGTATTCTTTTGTTGATTTATATTCCGGAACACCTAATGTTAAATTAGTTGTGGTACAAATTACCTCTCTTCCAGAATCTTTTATTTTTCGATAATCTTTTTCACTCATAAACCCCCTTATTAGTTTTTTAAGGTTAGATGCATCACCAAAAGATTTCTTCCTTCTAATTAATATATTCCATAATACATTCTTAAAATTTATACCTACCTTTACTACCCCATTAGTATCACTTTTAACTTTAAAGGGGTTTATTTTAAAAATATCTTTTTGTGTTACTGTGGTATACACCTCTTTTAATGTATCCATTTTTTTAATCGCGATAAACGGGACAAGTAAACTACCTGTGGATGTACCGATTAATAAATCGTATTCTTTTTTTTCTTCCTCTATTAGGTATTGTGCAACACCACCACCAAATGCTCCCTTGCTACCTCCACCCGAAATACACAGAGCCTTTAATTTTTTCTTTTCTTCCATACATATAAATATATAACCCTTATAACTAAACTATCTTTTTAATAAATACTGGGTTCTTATCATATTTTATAAATAACTCCTCACCCTTTTTTATTTTCTTAAATGAGATAAATTCAAATATATCTAATTCGGTATGGGTTATATAATCAACATTTGGTGTTAAGGAATGGTTATATAATGAACCATAACCCAATACAACTACTTGAATTAATTTATCTATTTTTTTATTACTATCTTTAATTTGTCCAAAAACTATTGGGTATGGAAATGAATAATGTATTATAGTGTCACCTTCGTTATAAGTTTCTATTGGAACGTAAAGACATTCTTCAATAGTATCACCGATTTCAATATCCTCTAACGCAAACACACCCCAACCATGTAGGGATGATTTTTTAATCCCTATTTTATTAGATTTAAATAAAACTCTATCCAAAATTCAAAATTTATATTAAGATAGTAAGTTTAAAGTGAAAATAAAGACTAAATGTATTGTTATATCTCTGGCCAGAAATATGGGTCAATAAGTGTACTTTGTAAATCTAATCTAAAACTATTATAATCACCTTTCTTTAATACAAATCCTTGTGATATACAATATTCTTCCATACCATTACCAACGTAACCACTTGATGACATAATAAAATTCATTAAACCATCACTGGTGTCACCGTAACCAATACCCAATCTCCCAGCGACAATATATTTATCGACCAAAACATTAACTGTATCCATTAACATAGAAGCTCCACTAAATGGTAAATACCCTACAGTAACTTTAGCTGCGTTACTCCATCTTTCTGGACAATCTTCTAAAAAACTATTCCAATATGTGTGCCATTTATCTATTAAATAACTTTCAGCTTCATATTGTGGCATCCCCTTTGTAACCACTAAATAAGTAATAATTTCTGTTGACCCTTCTGGATAGGCGTACCAATCAATTATAGTATCTTTTTGTGTATCTGTCATTGCTGTCCACCCAGTTTCGTAACCACATAACCTAACACCCTTTTGTTGTGTTTGGTATGTGTCAATGGCGTTACCGCCAAAATTTGACATATTTTCAATAGACGTTATATTAGTGTAACTATTTAAGGTTTGACCACTTACCAAAACAAATGCATCGTTCCCGTTTAAATCTTCTTCATGCCAATGATTTAAATCAGTACCAACAGTTTGGCCACTTATGTTATATCCAAATAAATTATAATTCATACCTTTTCTATTGTTTTAACTTATTCTATAAAATTCTAACCTTAATTTTCTTATTCTCATTGTCTTATCACTATTTTCAGTAGCAAAATCAAAATCTATTGTATGTGTATCATCTGACCCAAAAGTTATATTACCAAAACCACCTACACCATACCAATTGTTATTATCTTTAGCCTCCATATTAACCTCCATTAAAGTGGTAGAATTATCTACCTGTACCCTAGCTTCAAAATCCCTACCAGTATTACCCCTCCATTCATAATACCACCCTACTCTATAAGTTCCACTTGGAACCGTACTAGTTGTGAAGGTTAATGCATTCACATATGATGTTGAGGTTGTTGTTTGTTCTGACAAGTCTTCATCAGAATGGTATTCAGAACCAAATGTACTCCCCCCACTACCACCAGCTTTCCATGTTGCGTTTCCTGTTGAGGTATCTTTTGTTAAAACGTGTTCATTTGTCGCACTACTAACTTGTGATAGTGAATTTATTGCGTTTTGTGCTGTACCTTGTCCTGTACCACCATTCGCAATTGATAAATCAGTTCCAGACCAATCACCATTATTTATAGCTAATGTACCACCTAAAGTTAAGTTACCACTACTAGTAACTGTACCACCTAGTGTTACACCATTTAAACTACCTGTACCACCAACAGAAGTGACAGTACCATTAATTGGAGATAAGTTAACGGTAACATCCGCAAGGTTCTCATTTCTTTTTAACTCCAATACATCTCCATTAAGTGTTGCACCAGTAACATATGAATCAGTTAACTCCGCTGTAGTACCACTAATTATAATAGTGGTAGCAGAAATAGTATTAGTTACCGTAATATTACCAAACGTAGCATCACTAATTTCAGCATAACCAGAACTCACATCACCCAACCCAACATTTCTAATTGTGGTTAAGTTTACACCACCACCATCAATAACATTAACAGTGCCAGCGGTAAGGGCGGTTTCTAAATCATCAGAAGCCCTAATTTGGTCAGAATCAAAAGGGTCACCAGGACTAATCAAACTAGTTAAACCAATTGGGAAGGTATAATTTAAATCACTTATTAATGTGGGTGTATTTGCACTTAAACTAATCATTATCCGTTATTTAATTTTGTTATTGTTATATTACTATCCTCAGCAATAGTAGACACATTAGTTATATTTCCACTAGTGGGGTGATATATTATTGCATCAAGTGTTATAATGTTATCAACAGATAATGATGTTATAATTGTTTTAGTTATAGTCCCTTCACTTTCAACGGTTCTTCTATGATACGAATATCCACCACTTCTAGGTATTTCAGTACCATCAAGAGCCAATCTACTTCTAACTACTCTTCTTTGGTTGGTGTTGGCATTATAATCAGAACTAATACTATATGTTATTTGATAGGTTCCTGAAGAATTAATCCTTACATTAGTCCCACCAACGCTATGTGTGTAATTTGACCCAACAATTGCTTGTGCGTCCCAATCTATAGATGTGTATGTAGAATTATTAAGTTGTGTTGTCGAGCCACTCTGATAAACATCTAATAAAAATTCATTTTCTAAAACATCTACCAATTTAACGTTACTTTCTGGTGATGGTAAATTAGTTGGATATATATCTCCACCTAAAATTTGGATATGCCCTATATTATAAGACTTCAAATCAATAACAAAACTATTTCTTTCGTCACCATCAGTAAAATTCATATTTTGAACTAAGTCTGACCTACTCTGCCCACTACACACAACTCTATAATCTATATCTCGTAAATCTAAATTATGTGTCACTGTAACCGTAGTTCCAGTAAAATCTTGTCTATATAATAATGTATTTGTTATTGCCATATCTAATAAATATTATTCTACTTGTACTCTTTCACCTAATGCCCATTTAACCACATCCACTTCAACAGCAAATATTATAACATCTTGATTGGGTGTACCATCGTCATTTAATTCAATTCTCAATAAAAAACCATCACCTTCATAGGACTCAGAAATATCGAACTCAATATCTTGAATACTCATGGCTTTATCAGCATATGTGTTAGTTGGTTTACCTACCTCTACCAAGTCACTTGTAACAAAAGAGCCAGGTGAAGAAGTAAATGTCGTTGTGTTTTCTATAGTTCTTGGTAATGGAGTTATACCACCAGATGGGTCAGCGACAAGGGTTCCAGATGCTCCTTTAGCCAGAAAAGAAGTTATTAATTCTGGTGAGCTTGTTATCGCAACACCATCACCTGGGTCAAGGCCAAAATATATTTTAACCCTAAGTGGGTACGCACTACATAACCCTCTAGGCAATGCTGATTGTAGATATATAGCGTCTCCGTTACCATTTAATTTAGAATTCTTAATAGAGTGGTCCCACCCTGTTGGGGCTGGTGCACCAGTCCCAACAGGGACTGAAGTACTAACAACACCACCAGACTCTCCAAATACATTACCAGCAGATAATAAAGTATCTCTATATAGTGCACTACCATAATATGTTGAGATACCATTTTGATTAATTTCTGTGTGAGAACCATCCAACCACAATAGGTCAAATTGTGGTAATGATGCTGGTGGGGTTACCATTGTAATTCTAACCCATTTAGCGGTATGCCCAAATATTGTTGACTCCGACCAACCATTATTTTTAAGAACGGCTATTCTAACATCCTCTATTGTTCCAACAGTTCTATGAAATAAATTATTTGAGTAATTATAACCAAACTCTTGGTTTGTAACTTGATATTTAATGTCTACCCAAGTTCCACCAGAATAATATTCAATTGTATATGTTCCACCTGTTGACCCAGTATAAGTTAATTCAAAACCACACCAGTTAACATAGTCCCCATTAGGGTATCTTTCGCTACTCCCAATATATAGTTCTTCACCAGCAGTTAAAGATTCAAATGACCAAATAACGCCTTTAGTTGTAGCAGATAATGTTAAATTAGTGGTTCCAGTTGTACCGCTACTGTGTAAGTGCATACCTTTTTGGTATTCAGTACCACGACCTACCGATAACGAGCTACCCCTATTTGGTTGACCTATTTCAAGGTTACCATGTGTTCTAATTATTGGTGACACATTTTGTGAATTACCTATGTCACTATAAAAAATTGTGTGTTCTGAATCTGCCCAAGTATAAGGTTCATCTATTTTTTCAGAATCCATTATGAAATTAACCATGTTCAACTTACCAAACTCACCAGTTAAACCACTAGATATTAATAAATTTTCTACACCAGCTTCAAACCTACCGTTTTGTAACTCAATCTCATAGTAATTAGACGTTATTTCTAAACCAGTCGGTACGTTAAATAAATTAAGTCCTAACCCAACCACAACTGGTGTGTTTGATGCGGTTCCACTAACGCTTAATGCGGTATCACAAAGTGAGTTTCCTATATTAACATTAATTAATTGTGCTCTACCACCATTTACTTGAATACCTTTGTTAACTATACCACCATCTGGTACGTGCATACCATCTAATGCGAAAATACCTTTATTAATCTCAACCAAAGTATTTAAATTTCTACCATCATATCTTAATTCACTATATATTATTTTACCATTAGACGCTAAACCTGTATCCATAACAACACCCTTACCTAGTGGTGGTGAATCAGTACTTGAACCTTTAAAGTGAACATTATGAACTGATGTTACAATTCCAGGGTTAGAGTCATTAAAATATAATGCCGCAGAATCATCGGTTGGGGTATAGAGTGTAAACCCTTCCATATAAGAACTACCCGATACTGTTATAAAATTTCCCGTTGTTGTAGAACCACTTATAAATGTAACCTTTGGTCCACCTTGACTAATTAATGAAGTACCTGGAATTAAGGTAAATGGTGGTTCAACATAATCACCAGGTCTAACCATAATTGTATCATTTGTGGTTGCGTTACTAAGAGCCGTAGCAATACTAGACCAAGGTTTATCTTGTCTATCAACTAATGCGGTACCGTCATTACCGAATATATTATCTACCCATAAAACATTTCCTGTGTTTATCTGTGTTAATATACCAGTTAAATTTGACCCATCACCATAAAGAGTACCACCACTAATTGTTGTGGCTGACAATATACCATTAACCGTTAACCCACTTACTTGATTTATTGTTGAGTCAAACGTGGTACCACTACTATCACTTATTGTAAATGTATTGGCATCGTTATAAGTAAATCCAGTAACAAAAGTATTTGTATCATCTTTAAGAGCTGACACATCTACAGTAAACGCTGAAAATCCACTATTACCACTAAAATCTAAATTAACGGTGGATGGGTTATAAGTACCACCAGTAACGAATGTATTAGTATCAACTGGTATTGTAACATCTAAATTAAGACTAGTACTATCATTTGTAATAGTTACTGTACCACCAGTGGATGTAATACCTTTAAATTCTAAATTTTGTCCATTTTTTTGTCCGAATATACCTGTTGTTGATAAATTTGTTGCCCCACTAATTTTAGTATTTAATGTAGTTTGTGTATCAGAGGTATATGCGTTAAATGTTGTGTTATTTGTTTTACCACTTAATAAAGGTGTTAAACTTACACTATAAAATGGGCTTGGAGTTTGTAAATTATTTACAAACTCAATCGATTCACTATTAAGATTTGCGCTAACTGTGTATGAATCTGTCATTCCTGTAGTGAAACCACTAACTTGAAAAGTCCCACCTGTGGAATTTGTATATGTTACAACACCAGTTGATGCGCTATATACCCCACTAAGGACATAAACATCTGAAGATAAAATAGATAAATTAACTGTTTCATCTGTAATACCATTATTTTGTTCTATTGTTAAATCAAACGTTGAGGGGTTCCATGTAAATCCTGTTACAAAGGTATCTGTAACACCAGTAACATTAAATGGGACACCATTTGTATTTGTAAATGTAATTACATCAGTTATATCACTATACGTACCACCAGTAACATACGTATCCAAACTTTCTATTATAGTTAAAAGATTAGTACCCCCACTAAGTATTGTATTTCCATCTAATGTTGTTGCGGATAAGGTACCATTAACCGTCAATCCACTTACTTGATTGATTGTTGCGGTAAACGCTGAACCTACATTATCATTTATTGTAAATGTGTTGTTTTCGTTGTATGTGAATCCTGTTACAAAAGTATTTGTATCGGAAGCACCACTAAATGTTGATGCGTCTCTATATTCTACTAAACCAGTGGTATTATTTCTAACTAATACTTGTGTTTGTGAATTATCGTTTGATGGTGTTGTGGTAAGGTTTAATGTTTCACCAGATAGTGAACCACTTACAATGGAATCCCCCTTGGAGATAAATCCATTCTTTATTACAAATTCGTGTGCCATTCTTTAATTACTTTCCCTATCCAGTAGTTTAAATGTTATTTAATTATAAATATGTAGGTTTAATTAAAATCATAATATTATGGTGTATTTGTTTTTTTTATACCGGACCACCGTCCCCAATAATCCACTCAAAACTAATCATATTCGCTCTTGCTGTTGCTGGAGCACCTGCTGAATATTTTGTATTACATGCATCAAATTGTATACCAGTTGTTCCTGGTACTACATAAGCGTTCCAACCTACTAATAGTAAATCATAGTTTGCAGTTGAAAATGAACATGTCCCATAAAACATCCTATTAGCACTACCTCCAGCTCCAGGAACAAGCATAGCTGAAATATCCCAGTTACTTAGGTCTTGGTCAAATGGAGAAGTAGCAAACATAAATCGCATATTAGTAACATTACTCACATCCCAATCACTGACATCTTGATTAAATGAGGTACTTTGAAACATAGCCCCCATATTGGTAATATTTGATGGAGTAGAAAGGGTTACCAGTGAATTAAAATTAGTACATCTGTCAAACATTGACGCTACATTATCAGCATTTAATAACCCATTTAAAGTTACAGGACTATTAAAATTTGAACAATCGTAAAAACATCTGAAAAAACTAACTACATTTTGTGTATTCCAATTGATTGGTTGATTAAATAATGTACAATCTAAAAAAGCACCTTCCAAATTAGTACATGAAGATGTGTCAAAATTAACTGGACTATTAAAATTAGAACAATTCCTAAACATAAAACTCATATCGGTACATGAAGAAGTGTTTGGTGTATCGGTATAATTACCAACCATATTTGCACACTTTTCAAATGATTGTTTCATATTATTAAAGGAGTTTGTACCCCAATTATCAAGAGACAACCACTTACCCCCATCTGTATTATTGGCACCACCACCAGGTGGAGGTGGATTACCAATACCTTCAAAGGAGCCCTTAATTACAATTTGATAAACACCTTCATTACCAATCCCATAATCATGTACTAAAACTGGGTCAATGTTAGATGTTACAACATCTGAATTTCCATCACCCCATTCAATTACAACATCAGTTGACCCATTCTGTAATTTAAGCTGAAAAGAATGATTATCAGTAATTGTAGTTGCGTCAATAAAAGTAGTGTCAATAGTAAACTTAAAATCTGGGTCTACCGGCTCAATATCCGACTTAGTTATAACAACCCCATCATTCGTTAATATGGTTCCGTTATGTGTTATTATCATATACTTCTTACAATTGTTTTTATTTCCCAACTATTTGTTGTCGCTGAAACAGTTAAGTTAGCAGTACCACCAGATATATTCATATCAAAAGTAATTCCACTTGTGTCCCCTATATCGTTTGTTGTTGTCTCATTAAAATCAATAGATGTCCCACTAAATATTGACATAATAGAACCAGCTCTAGCACCAGACCCAGTTACAGTATATTCGAAGAACCCACCAGTGTAAGCACTTAC